TTGTGTTATCAGCTTAACTCCATATACGAGTATGTTTCCATCTGCATCTTTTATGTCCAGAGTCCAGAATCCAATCTCGTTCCATAGTTGTCGGAAACCATAAACAATATCAAAAATAGAAACATTGAAACTTTCTTCAGGATTATTAGTTAATGGTAGATACACTATACGCCTCCAAGCGCTTTTAACCCACCCGATACAGACGGTACTGATTTGTCAGCAATTGAAAACTCACTGAATTGATCTGGCGTTATTATTTCAGCACCTGCAAAGATAATTTCTTTAAATGTGGCTGCAAAAAACAGACCGTTAGCGGTATCTTTGTCTTGATTTTCCGTAATGCTAAGCATGGTGACATTTGGATATTCTTTTAATCCCTGTTTTAAATCAAAAATTGTTTTGTTGGCCATTAACTCAAGGAGTGCCTCCCATGCTTCTTTTGCTTTAGATGTTCCCTGTGTAAAAACAGTCGGCACTCTCGTAAATTGTCCAATTGTGCTCGAACTAATATTACTGACAATTCCTGACATCGTAAAAGCCATAGGTTCAACAATGATATGATCATTCATGTTGGCCCCAAATTCAACAGGATTCTCCGTTACTCTCACAGTTGCAGACGCACCCTCTGAGATAATTACATCAAGTTCAATTTCTTCTATAAAATTTCCCTTTCGGAAAAATAGCTGTGCAATCGACATTAGCTTTCTCCCTGCGAACCCAGATTTGTTTCGGCGCCAGAATATTCCTGATTTAAAACATCCTTGATGGTATGTTTAATTTGGTCTATGTTGCCGCCGTGAATGCTTATATTTACGGTCGGCTTGTTTACCGTGCTGCTTGATATGGAATTATTATTTAATGTTGATCCCGGTGCTCTCCCTTGCCCTGTTATCCTGCCAGCCTCTCCAATCGAACCTATATCAATGCCAGGTATTTTATTAATGAGAGCGATGGCATAATTTAAAGGTCTGATAAAAAAATTAGTTATGCTTATACCGAGTTCTTCTATCATGTCGTTTAAATCAGTAAGAGCAGTCCAACCCTCTGTAAAAATTAATATCCAACCCTCTTTTGCCATAGCGAGCAAATCAAGCAGAGTTCTCAAAGCCGCATCAAGCACAGGAAATTTCTTTGCCAATTGTCCGACAGCAGAATCCCCGCCTTCCGCAAATTTGATAATATCTTCAAGTATAAAAGCTAATCCGACAGCAGCCGCAACTAACAGTATCGGCATCAACAGGGCAGAGGCATTCATGGTAAGCAATAATCCGGTAACTACTATGATTGTATTTTTAAGGCCGCCCATGGCATTAACCAGGCTCATGACAACGCCCACAACTCTTTTTACGACATTGAAAACGCCAGTAACGACTTTTAAGAATTTATCAAAATATAGATTAATATTCTGTTTTATTAATTTTTTATTTGTCACAAACCATTTTATAAACCGGCCATTCATTTTATTAAACTGTTTAATAAGCTTAGTTCCGATAAGATTCGCAACTCCTGAAATAACTGTCCGCACATCTAACATATTGTCAACAAAATCAGCGGCGGCTTTTCCAGCAGATTCTGTAATCACAAAACTAAGCGCTTTAAATCTTTGTCTTTGTCTTTTTATTGCTTCGCTTCCTTGTTGAATAGTAAGAAGTAAATCCGGGCCGATACCTAATTTTTGAGCAAATTCAAGCCGTTCTGCCTGTGTGTTAAGCCTGGATATAGCATCTGACACATCGTTAAGCATAACGTCCGCTTCTTTAAGTCTTCCGCTTGAATCAGTCACGGAAATACCAAGCATGCCAAAGGCTTCAACCCCGGCACCGACACCTCTTGCAGCTTCAGATGAAATTCTTGAAAGGTTTTCAAGCGAGCTATTCATTGAATCGATTGAGCCGCCATTTAATTCAGCAACATAGCCAAGCTCCTGGAGCGCCCGGATATCAACGCCGGTGCGCTGTGCAAATTTCATCAGCTCATCATTTGATTCGGCTATTTTTTTCGTAAATGCAAAAATGGCTGTAGCGGCAACGGTGGCCCCGGCTACGATAGCGGTCAAACCTTTAACGGCATTTTCAAGATGCTTGTCGAATTTAGCCAGCTTTTCATCGTCAAAATCAAAAGATAATTTCGTTATTAAATTTTCAATAACTGTATCAGCCATCACTATCCTTTTTGTTTTGCAAGTAAATCCGCTCTTCTTCTATATCTAAAACTTCGCTAAGATAATAAGCATCCTGCAAGCTGTATATCGTCTGTAATTCGTGTAAGGTTGCCATTTTACCGTTAATTAATCTCACTATAAACGGTTCAACGTTTAGCTTTCTTGAGTCAGCTTGTCCTTTTCTATGGTGGGCAAATCTGACCCTGACAACTCCCCCATGTTAAAATTTACCTCCATAATGAAGGCAACTACCTTCCACATCTCAAAGGGCTTACCTGCAAAATGAGTAGAAAAGTCAACTACTTTTGGAACATCGCCAACCTGTATAAAAATGCCTTTATCAAAAAGAGACAAGACAAGATCGTTTACAAGATCACTGTCAAAGTTTTCCATTAGAGCCGGTATCAGCGCCTTCAGCTTTTCTTTTTCCATTAGAGCCGGTATCAGCGCCTTCAGCTTTTCTTTTATTGGCTGGGATGTATCCATTAATGGAAGCGCACCGGGACCTAAAAGTTTAATGAGTTTCGTCTGTACTTTAAGCGCTCGCACAGCATCCATCTGTGTCACAAGGTACGTGGTTGTACCAATTGATTTACTTTTCTGTTCCATATTTTTCCTTTTATGTAATAGCGGGTGTCATAAAATCGCCCCGGAATATCCATTCCATCAGATTAGGAGCTTGCCCCCTGGTAATTGTTGGATATTTCCGTATCCAGGCGTTATTGATAACGTAAGTTTCGCCCCGTTCTTTATCTTCAACGACAAGCGGATTTACACCCGTGCCAAGCTCTTTGTCAGCATTGTAAATTATCGTTAGCTCCGCATTGCTTTTCGATGTTTGAAGCAATTTTACAGTAACGGTGCAACGGTTATCGTTTGTCTGTGAACGCACAACATCGCCTTTAGCCCCTGCCATATCATCAAACTGGTCTGCTTCAAAATCAATCGTAACAACGTCATCACCATCACCGAATCCCTGCAATTCAAGAATACCGAAAATGACATTTACGTTTGAAAATGAATAATTTTTAAAATCTGGCATATCCTGCTCCTTATTTAAAATGGATTATTGATTATATAAAAAGTGTGCCTCTGACAAATATCTTGTTTATGCCGCCCTGCAATTCTGCGATAAAAGTTCCAGAAGGCAACTGTCTGTCATCTCTATCAGCTGTAGGTATGTCAGATCTTTTCGGGAAAAAAGTCTCGATAGAACCTTCAACTAAAATGCCTTGCTTAACGCCATATTCATCAAGTAACTTTTTCAGCCTGGTATCTGTCATTGTAATCCCGGCATTTGTCATCGGAAGGATATCTTTTTCAAGAAGCAAAGACATCAAACCTTCCTCGGTTCGGGCCTGTAGAAAGTCAATATTGCGTATAATGTCAATATATTCACCTTCCTTATCAACATTTTTGCCACCTCCCATAGTGCCCATGTAAATAAAATCAGCTCCAAGCGTATTTGTGTAAACATTGCAATTTACATCCAGAGCTGCATCTTTTTGTAGTTCAGATAAATTTACAGCCGGAATGTCCACCTCTGCGCCTTCGGCAATTCCGGCCAATTCTTTGAAAGCCCAGTTTGTAGAACCGACTGGTTTGGGAAGCTGTTGACCCATCCACGAAAAATCGGGATAGAGTATAGAATTGTCATGATGTGCTCCGCCCGACCTGCTATAATTGGCATTTTTCAGATAATAATTAAATGTCGTAGTATTGTCCAGTATCAATACGTTTGCATCATTAGTGGCAATTAAAAACATTTTTCTACGGCTTTCAATTTCATCCGCCATGTCTTCAGTTATGGTATCATCCCGGAATTTTTCCAAAGCTCCCATCGCATACCAATCACCATTGACATTTTCAATCGCAGTAATGGCGGTTGCAAAATCTTCAGCGATTTGGCCCTGAGAAAGAAC